TGAAGCACCCACTTCTACAGATATACAAGATTCTTTAGCCTCTGTAGTTTCAGGGCAGCCTTCCTCTTCTATAAATGCTCCAGTACCTGAAGAAGTTTTAACGGCAGGGACTCCTACAGATTTAGAAATTTCACCAGTATTTCCAACAATTGAGTCACCCACCCCAATAAGCGAGCAACCAGTAAGCGAGCAAGTAAGGGTGACTCCTTTTGATCCTAATCCTAGAAATACAAATAAAATTTCAAATATAACGGATAGTCTAACAAACAGAAGTATGGGACTCAGTTCACCTATAGCCATATCTGGCAGTATGCCAGTATCCGTTGGCGGTACAGGTGGAGGTACAGGTGGATTAGGAAGTCTTGTCAGAGCAGCAGGTTCAGCAGTATTGCCAGCAATAGAGACGATTGCAAATACAGGCGCAGCAGGCGCACCTGCGTATTTTTTATCAAAAGGTATTAGAGCTTTTCTCGACAGTAGATCCAGTCCAGAAGCGTCAACAGCACCTGTAGAAACATCTGCACCTACAGGTGCAGCGTTAGTTGCAGCGATGGCAAAAGGCGCACCTAAAGAACAAGTAACAGTAGGCGATTTAATAAATATAGTAAACGCAAGAGCAGCGTCAGGCGATACGAATACTACGACAACACTCGCAAATCTAGTCAGAAATGCCAAAGCAGATGCTAGAGCATCCGACAACGCAGCCGATAATGCAGCGATAGCGAGAGAAAAAGCTGCAGCGATGAATGTATTGTATGGCGGTGCAGGATCTTCTTTTGAATCTGGCAGAGATGAATATACAGAATCAGGCCAATACGATATAGATCAAGCAAAAAGACACGCTGAGTTTGATGCGATGCGAGCAGCGCGTGGCGAATCAGTCAAGAGAACGCCAGCCGAAACAGCTAGAATGTTAGCAGACTTACAATCAAGAATAGGATTTGGCGGTGTGATGTCACCTGCCAACGCCCCGATGAGTACCATACCAGCAAGGGTGTCACCTCCTGATGTTGATTATGAATTAGCATCTGGTTTTAACGTACCGAAACCAAGAACAACGGTGGCAGCAAATAATCAAGGAATCGCCCCATTTATGGGCGTACCAATGAGAGGGAGAGGCCGAGGAGGAGGCGCAAGAAAATGAGTGAATCCAGAATAAAAGAATTACAAGTAGAAAAAGTCAGATTAAGTAATCTTGATGCTGACAACATGCTTGATAAACAAAAATACAAAGAAAGAATGTTGCAAATAGATATGATGATTGAAGAGCTAGAAAAAGAAACAGATCCATTTGATAAGATGTTTCCTGGTCAAACTATAACTGAAATGAACAAAGGCGGTGAAGTAGGACTAGCAAACGGTGGCGAAATAGATATGTCTTTGCAAAATGTTTCACGTGGAACAATGGATATGGAAGCACCTCAAATGCAACCAAGCCAAGACCAAATGGCTGCCGTACAACAAATTATGGAAATGGTTGCTCAAATGATGCAATCAGGCGCATCTGAAGAAGAGATTATTGCTGCACTTAAAGAATTAGGTCTTGACGATCAAGATATTGCAATGATTATGCAAGCAATAATGCAACAAGGACAACAACAAGGACAACAAGCAAATCCTATTGATGCAGAATTATCGCAGATGATGTAATGGCAAATGAGTTACCAGAAATAAATCCATTCAACGCAGTTTATCAATCTGAGAAGTATTACGACTTTGATCCAAAAGCATTTAAAGAAGTTGGATTACCCACACTCAAGACTTTAGGCGGTGGTATCGCAGATATAATTCTTCCTCAAGATGAAATTGAAGTTGCGATGCACGCTGTACCCCCACTTCTTATATTTAAAAAAGTAAACAAGATACTCTCCAAAGTAGGTCAGCTTAGAGCGCAATCTCAAAGTCTTTTTAATTCAGCTAGTAGATCAGGCAGTAAAATAGAGGGACGAATGGCAAAAGATTTTGAAAAACAAGCAGATAAAATAGAGAATAATATTTCAAAGAAAGAAAGACAAATACATGATGATTATTTGAAAACGGTTAGTACAAAAGAAGGGGATGCTGCAGGTATAGCGTTATTAAGAAAAACAATAGGACAGAAGCCTTCAAATTTTAAATCAGTAACTGATAATCCTTCACCATTATATTCTGATATTTTAAATAAATTAAGTAAAGATAATCCTAATGAATTACCACAATTGACTAAACAAATAATGAAAGATAATGCTTATACAACAAGTGGCATTAAAATTATCGCTAATCAAAATCAAATTACTCCAAAAGAAGCAGCACATCTTAAAAGTATGCTTGGACAACACACCTTAAAGAAACTTGGGAGAGATTCTGGAGAAAATGTTTATGAATACAGAGGGCATGAATTATTCAATCCAAAAGGCTATGGTGATAGACATAGCTATAACATAACACCACCAGGCGCAGACAAACATGTTGATGCTGCTGATAGTTTAGCAGAAGCTAAGTTAATTATAGATAAGATGTTAGATGAAATATGAACCTAGCAAGTCTTACCGAAACAGAGCTAAAAGAAGCTCTGATGTTGAAAGAAAAGCTCGATAACTACCAAATCCAAGAAAAATGCCAAAGTAGTTTCTTTAACTACGTAAACGAAATATGGCCTGAATTTATTTGCGGCAGTCACCATAAAATTTTCGCAAAGAAACTACAAGAAGTCGCAGAAGGCAAATGCAAACGACTAATCGTCAATATGCCACCTCGACATACTAAGAGTGAGTTCGCCTCTACTTTCTTCCCTTCATATATTATGGGACTCAAACCCAAAATGAAAATTATGCAGACTACGCATACAGGGGAACTAGCCGTAAGGTTCGGTCGTAAAGTCCGTAACTTGATGGATCAAGAAGAATACAAAAAAATATTTCCCAAAGTAAAACTGCAAGCCGACAACAAATCGGCAGGACGATGGGAAACCAATCTAGGTGGCGAATACTTTGCTGCTGGTGTAGGGGGTGCGGTTACAGGTCGTGGTGCGGATTTATTGATTATTGATGATCCACATTCCGAACAAGACGCACTCAGTCCAACTGCACTAGAATCAGCTTATGAGTGGTACACCTCTGGCCCTCGTCAACGACTGCAACCAAACGGTGCGATTGTTATTGTTATGACGCGATGGAGTGCAATAGATTTGACAGCTAAGTTACTAGATGCGCAAGTAGAGCCGATGGCAGATCAATGGGAAGTGATTGAGTTTCCAGCTATTTTTCCTGAAACAGAAAAACCTTTATGGCCTGAGTATTGGCCTGAAGATGAATTACTTAAAGTAAAAGCGTCGCTCCCTGGGATAAAATGGAACGCGCAATGGATGCAAAATCCTACGGCAGAGGAAGGGGCAATTATAAAACGTGAATGGTGGAAAAGATGGGAAGGCGATAATTTACCAAGCGTTCAATATATTATGCAGTCATACGATACCGCATTTTCAAAGAAAGAAACGGCTGACTTTTCAGCTATATCTACCTGGGGTGTATTTAGGAATGATGAAACTGGAACGGATTGTATTATTCTTTTGGACTGTCAACGTGGGCGTTGGGACTTTCCAGAACTCAAAGAGATAGCGATGCGTGAATATACATATTGGGAAACTGATATGGTATTAATTGAAGCGAAAGCGTCTGGAACACCATTAACTCAAGAACTTAGAAGAATGGGTATTCCTGTCGTAAATTACTCTCCGACAAGAGGCCATGATAAGCATTCTCGTATGCACTCAGTTGCGCCAGTTTTTGAAGCAGAAATGGTGTATGCACCCAAAAGAATGTTTGCTGAAGAGATGATTGAAGAGTGTGCGTCTTTTCCTTTTGGAAAAAACGATGATTTATGTGATACTATGACGCAAGCAATCATGCGTTTTCGTGAAGGTGGTTTTTTAAGTTTAGCTTCTGACTACGAAGATGAGGACAGAGGCGTAAGACAAAGGATTTATTACTAATGGCAATAGAACGTATAGTACCAGAAACAGTTGTTGATATGACAACCGCCCAAGATGCAGACGAACAAGAAATTGTAGAAGTGATGGAAGGTATTGAAGAAGCCGACATACAAATGCAAGAAGACGGTTCAGCAATACTAGGGCCAGAAGAAGAAGCAAGAATGACTTCTGAGTTTTCAGAAAACCTAGCAGAAACCGTTTCCAAATCTGAACTAACCAAAATTTATATTGATTTAATGGGCGCAATTGATTCCGATAAATCCAGTAGAGAAGACTGGGAAAAAACCTATACCGATGGATTGAAGTATCTCGGTATGAAGTTTGATGAAACTCGCTCTGAACCCTTTGAAGGTGCTTCAGGCGTAACTCACCCGTTATTGGGAGAAGCCGTTACCCAATTCCAAGCGCAGGCTTATAAGGAATTATTACCTGCTGGTGGCCCTGTCAAAACTCAAGTAGTTGGTGCATACGATTCAGTAGTTGAAGAACAAGCGCAACGAGTGCGTGAGTTTATGAATTACGAAATCGTACACGTAATGGAAGAATACGACGAAGATTTAGACCAAATGTTGTTTTATTTGCCTCTTGCAGGCTCTGCATTCAAAAAAGTGTACTACGATGAGAACTTACAGCGTCCAGTATCTAAGTTTGTTGCTCCAGAAGACCTAATTGTACCGTATTACACTACCGATTTAGAGTCTTGCCCTAGAATTAGCCACGTAATTAAGATGCCAGAGAACGAT